TTTTGGTCTAATAACTATCCTGATGTCGTCACAGGTTGGAACATCAATGGCTTCGATATCCCATATCTCGTCAATCGGATCCGTCTTGTACTTGGTGATGAGTATGTTAAACGTATGTCACCATGGGGTATAGTCAACGACAAGAAAGCATATGTCGGTGGTGGTACAACAATCCAATCATACTCATTCGTTGGCATCTCAGTCTTAGATTACATGGATCTCTATAAGAAGTTTACATATACCAATCAAGAATCTTATGCACTAAACTATATCGCAAGCGTCGAACTTAATAAGAAGAAGCTTGAGAACCCTGAGGATAACTTCAAGGACTTCTACACAAACCACTGGAAAACGTTCGTAGACTATAACATCCACGATACTGAACTCGTTGACATGTTAGAGGATAAGATGAAGCTCATTGAGTTAGTCTACACTCTAGCTTATAGCTCTAAGATCAACTATGAGGATGTGTTCTCTCCTGTACGGATGTGGGACTGCATTATCTTTAATTACTTGTATGAACGTAAGATCACTATCCCACTTAAAGAAGATAATGGTAAGTCTGAGGTATTCGAAGGTGCTTATGTTAAGGATCCTATCGTTGGTCCTCATAAGTGGGTTGCATCGTTCGACTTAAACTCTTTGTATCCGCATCTTATCATGCAGTATAACATGTCACCTGAAACGTTGACTGATACTCGTATCGATACCAACGTGGATAAACTATTGGCATCCACTCCAATGAATGTACCAGTCGGTCTATCAACATCTGGTAATGGTTGGTGTTATACAAAAGACAAGAAAGGTTTCCTTCCTGCATTAATGGAAGAGATGTACAACAATCGTTCTAAGTTTAAGAAGCAGATGTTAAAGGCAGAACAAGAATACGAACATAACAAAGATCCACAGCTAGTCAAAGACATCTCTCGCCTCAAGAACCTACAGATGGCCATGAAGATCGCATTGAACTCAGCTTACGGTGCTATTGGTAATAAGTACTTTAGGTATTACGATCTACGCATCGCAGAAGGTATTACACTATCTGGTCAATTGTCTATTCGATGGATGGCCAATAAGCTTAATGGCTTCATGAACAAGACTATGAAGACAGAAGATCAAGACTATGTGATAGCTATCGATACCGATTCAATCTATCTATCACTTGAAGATCTAGTCGAGAAGGTATGTGTAGGTAAAACCACTGAAGATAAGATAATATTCATGGACAAGACATGTGAGAAGGTACTACAGCCATTCATCGATGGTGGATACCAAGAACTCGCAGAATACATGAATGCTTATGGTCAAAAGATGCAGATGAAACGCGAAGTGTTGGCTGATAAAGCAATATGGGTTGCTAAGAAACGATACGTGTTAAACGTACACAATTCCGAAGGAGTACAATATGCGAAACCTAAGATTAAAGTTATGGGCCTTGAAATGGTCAAATCGTCGACACCTGCTGTCGTCCGCAAGAAACTCAAGGATGCACTCGAGGTCATCTTGCATGAGGACCAAAGTGCACTTCAGACGTTCGTCAAGGAATTCAAGAGGGATTTCACGGCGCTCTCTGTCGCTGATGTCGCATTTCCTCGATCGGTTTCTTCCTTAAAAGAATACAGTGGTACACCTATCTACAAGAAGGGTACACCAATCCAAGTTAGAGGTGCATTATTGTTTAATCATTACCTTAAGATGAAAGGTATCACACGTAAGTATGAGCCTATCACCAATGGTAATAAGATCAAATTCGTATACCTTAGAACACCAAACCCGATCAACGAGAACGTCATCGCATTTAACAATGTGTTACCAAAAGAATTTGGATTGGATGAATATATAAATTATGATCTACAGTTTGAAAAGGTATTCCTAGATGCCTTACAAATAGTTATTCAACCGTTAGGATGGCATGCTGAAGAGAAAGCTTCTCTTGAGTCTTTCTTTGGTTAGTATGCAAGGATGTGTTGCTATGCTAGGAGGAACATATCAAACTATGGATGCTGTGACAACTGGTGCAACAGCAGTGTCATATGGAACTACAGGTAAGGGTATAACTGATAATGCAGTAAGCGCAGTCACAGGTAAAGACTGTAGGATGTTTAATGTATTACAAAAGAAAAGCTTTTGTCGTATACACAAGACATATGAAGTACATTTTTATAATGGATTAAAAAATACCTATATAGAAGAAGCACCAATAATTATTAAGGAGAAAGTAAATGTCACAAAACTGGGTAAAAGACATGAACGACATGCACGCAAAGTTCGGTGTGCGAGAAGTCGTGTCAAAAATGGATGCAAATAAACTTGCAGAATTCTTAGAGTTCCGTATTGGTTGTTTACAAGAAGAACTAGATGAACTTAAAGCAGCTAGAAATGGTGATGATGCAGTTGATGCATTGATCGACTTATCTGTGTTTGCTATCGGTACATTAGATCTATTTGGTATCGATGCTGAGATGGCATGGAACAGGGTGTATGCTGCAAACATATCTAAAGAAGTTGGTATCAAAGAAGCACGACCAAATCCTCTTGGTTTACCTGATCTAATTAAACCTGCAGGATGGACTGCACCAACACACAAAGATAACATCGGTGCATTTGAAAAGATCTATGACTAGTCACAAATTTAATGAAATGCATGCATTTGCAAATCACATCAGTGAATGTGGTATTCGTACAGTTTATAAAAAAGATGTACATCAAGACATAACTGAAATAGCTAAAGCTATATATGAAAGTGAATGGCAACAGAAAAAAAGACCGCGCACATACGAAGAAGTATATAATGATTGTAAACATGTAGTCATTGAACATGCTTTATCTAATGTTCTAGGAGGTATGAGGAATCCTAAAGATTTTAATTCATATGATCCAGATTCATACATGTGGGATGTAGTAGCAGAATCACCAATAGATTATAATGATGTGCTATTTGAATGTAAAAGACATAAAGAAAATGGTGGAGAATTCTTTTGTTATTCAAATTCTGGAATGAAAACATTCTTAAAACATAAATCTAAATTAGGATATGTTATTACTGCAAAGGTAACTGAAGAAAAAGATTGGTATACTGTAGAATTTACATTTATTATAGATGCTCCATCATTTGAACTATATTGGAAACCGAGTAAGTATCAACAATGGGAATCATACTATAATCATCATCAAAGTGATTATTGTGTTAAAATATAATTGTACTTTAATTATTAATTGTGGTATTATACTATTATAACATGGGAGTTATATTATGGAACAAAAGAAATATTCAAGACCGTCAGCAAACATCTTATTAGAAGCAGCTGATATCCAAGAAAAGAAAGGCAATGACTATAACAATGCCTCTAGTCGAGTTCAACAAGCAGACTACTATGAGCATGGCGTATGGACAATCCTTGACATTATCAAAGCAAAATACCTTAGAATGGTATCTGTATTAGAAGCACAAGAAGCTGGTGGCCAACCAAACTATGAATCTGTCGAAGACTCTGCTCTTGACATGATTAACTATGCATCCTTTGTGGTAGCATATATGCGTGGACAAATCCCAGGCCAAGATCCTGATAAAGACATCTTTAATAAACCTAAAGCAGTACTAGCAAAACATGGTGCTGGTAACCCTAAAACTACAGGCGCTGGTAAGTAATGCAAAGATACATTAAACTATATAGTGATGTATTAAGTTCCGATCTCTGTAATGAGATGATCGAGATGTTTGATGCTAACCCAGAACAACAAGAAGTCGTACAAACTGATACGATGGATTTTAAACAAATAAAACTATTCCAACATAAAGAAACATGGGTTAAATTTAATACAGCATTAGCTGATGTATTCTTTGCAGGATTAAATCAATACAAACAAGAATGTAATATCAAAGATACAATCCAATGGCCAACAAAATATGGCTTTGAAGAGTTTAGGATGAAGAGGTACGAACCTAAACAAGGTAAGTTTGATATCCATACAGATGCATGTAACCTTGAGACATCAAAGAGGTTCTTAGCATTCTTTGTATACCTAAATGGTGGTGATGATGCAGGTACAAAGTTCCCAGACCTTGATATAGAAGTACCACGACTACAAGGTTCTATGCTTATGTTCCCACCATTATGGACATACCCGCATGCAGGCCTGATGCCTATACATGCACCTAAATATATAGTTGGCAGTTATCTACATTATACGGAGTAATCATGAGTACAGTATACGGAGTAAGTAATATTAGGAACATCTTTAAAGAGAAGTTAAAGATGGGTGATTTTGTTATCGATAAGACAGGTGTTAAAACAGTTGAGATCATGAATGCCGCATTCTTTGCAAACCAACCAGCAATCTTTGGTACAGTCAATGAAGACTATGTTAAACGTGAATTAGAATGGTATCAATCTCAATCATTAAATGTTAATGATATACCAGGTGGTCCACCAGAGATTTGGAAGATGGTTGCATCTACATCTGGTCGTATCAACTCAAACTATGGTTGGTGTGTATACTCACAGCAAAATGGTTCACAGTTTACAAATGTTGTAGATGAACTACACCGCAATCCGGATTCTCGTAGAGCAACGATGATCTATACAAGACCAACCATGCATTATGATTATAATACTGCAGGTATGTCTGACTTCATGTGTACTAACACAGTGCAATACATGATCAGAAACAATAAGCTTCATGCTATGGTCTATATGAGATCAAACGATGCAGTGTTTGGTTATAAGAATGATTATGCATGGCAAAAGCATGTATTGTTTGAAGTATGGGAATACCTAAGGCACGCAGATAGTAAGTTTGATACTTTAGGTTTAGGTGATATATATTGGAACGTAGCTTCACTTCATGTTTATGAAAGGCATTTTAAGTTCATCGATGGCAGCGATTAATAAATGGTATAAGCGATACCTTAAACTCGCTAAGGAAGTAGCTACGTGGTCAAAAGATCCTAACACCCAAGTTGGTGCAGTGGTAGTTGGATCCAAAGGACAGATCTTATCTCAAGGATATAATGGATTCCCTCGAGGTATCTCTGACTTTCCTAAGAGATTAAATGATAGAGATACAAAGTTATCTCTTATAGTTCATGCTGAGATGAATGCAATCTATAATGCCACATATTCAGGTGTATCATTAGATGGTTCAACTATATTCATTCATGGTTTACCAGCGTGTTCTGAGTGCGCAAAGGGTATCATTCAAGTAGGCATTAGAAAAGTAGTAGTATCAAAGCAATGTATAGAGGCTAGACCACACTGGAACGATTCATGGAAAAAATCCATAGCAATGTTTGCAGAAGCTGGTATAGCAGTATTCGTAATCAATGAGGAGTAATCATGGCACAACCAGGTAAAGGTGGTAGAGTTCATCCGTCAAAACGACACAACAACCCAATGACATATAAGAGTGGCAAGCCAAGACTTAGGACTCTTAATGTAACACAACTCAATGCATTAGTTGAGAAGACACAAGTAAAGAAAGAAAAAAGTAAGATAACACGTGAAATCGCAAGAAGAACAAAATAAAGGAAAATCATGGGACTATTAGATAAGATTAGAAGTAACTCAACGATCAAGGACTCGGAGATATTATCCAAGTCTAAGTTCTTTACAAAGAAGGATATGATACCTACATCCATTCCAGCAATTAATATTGCATTAAGTGGTAAACTTGACGGTGGTTTAACACCAGGTTTAACTATGTGGGCAGGTCCATCTAAACACTTTAAGACAGCATTCAGCTTACTGATGGCTAAGTCTTATATGGACAAGTATGCAGACTCTGTACTATTGTTTTATGATTCAGAGTTTGGTACACCTCAATCATACTTTGAATCATTTGGTATCGACCAAACAAGAGTGCTACATACTCCAGTAACAGACGTAGAACAACTTAAGTTTGATATCATGAAGCAGATCCAAGGTATCGAGCGTGATGACAAGATCATGATCATCATCGACTCAATCGGTAACCTAGCTTCTAAGAAGGAAGTTGAGGACACCCTTGACGGTAAGTCTGTAGCAGACATGTCAAGAGCAAAACAAATCAAGTCATTATTTCGTATGGTAACACCACACTTAACACTTAAAGTTATCCCTATGGTGGTCGTCAATCATACTTACATGACTATGGAGATGTACTCTAAACCAGTAGT